TAGATCACCAACTGTTGCTGGAATTGCACCACTTACAAATTCAGTCCAGTTTCCTGCGGCATTAGGCATGTCACCAGTTGATGCATTCCTTTGTTCTCCACCCAATAAACTATATGAGTAAAATTTATTTCCAGTTACACTACCATATGTATTTTTTACATATACGATCATACCCTCTTGTAGGCGCTGACCTGTAATGTCTGTTAATTGATCTCCAGCATCTCCGCTTATATAACGTAAACCACCACGTATTTCGGTATCTAGTACAATAGGATGATCGCCACTTGGAGACCATGTACCTGTCCAGGCGTTTCTCGTTAAACCATTATAATCTGCCATATTATGTTATCCTCACATATGTTTGACCTGGTTGGAGTGTTATTCCATAAAGCGTATAATTCTCACCAGTATAACCACTTGGCACTGATGTGGGTTCTAAATCCACTGTGTTGCCAGTTGTTACGTTTGTGTCACTCAACAATGCACTACTTGGTCCAGTTTGGAATGTAGTTGGTTGACTGACAGTTGATCTTATGCCAAACCAAAATGCTCTTGGATTTGAGTCAGTGTTGTTAATTGTTGTGTTAATACTATTTGCTTGATTTCCTAATTCAGTTACAGCTGAATCAAAATCATTACCATCTACAATATCACTATTTGTTGGTACTGTAGTTACATCTGTTGCCCATATATAAAAACTAGGATATGTAAACCCAGCACTTATTGTGGTATCACTTGCCGTATCAGTTGCAGTGTAACTTGATCCAGTTACACTCACAGGTCTAGTGAAGTCTGTGCTAACTGCTACACTTCTACCTGAATTATTGTCTTTGTGTATTGCATCTGTAAATGTAAATGAGCCACTGCCAGTGGAGTTGCTTACTGCACCACCAGTAGGAGTCACTGTACTTACAGCGTTGTTTGTGTCATTTAGTCCAGTAATATTTACATTGTAATTTACTGTTGTGTAAGTTTCTAAAAAGTTCTTGCCATTCAAATTACTAAAGTTTATAGTAACATTTGCATTTTGCCAACTATAACTGATACCATCTGTATTAGTCCAAGCATTGCTATCATCATCTGCAAATCCTATTGTAGCACTTGCACTACCGCCTGTCAAGCCAGATCCATTACTGTATATAGTTGCTGTTGCATTTGTTGTAAATGTTTGTGTCCAATCTATGCCACCAGCTGGTGTTTGACTTGGGCCACTTGTTGTGTAATTTGCAAGAGTTGTGTGTACACCAGTTGCACTACTAATACTATCCACTGTGGAAATGTATCTGTCTGTAAAATCTGTTGGGTTATCAACTGTTACACTAAACTGAGTAGCTGGTTGATCCCATGATCGACTTTGTCCACTTGCACTTACTGTAGGACTAAAACTTGCAAGTTCTACTTCTAATTTGTTGTCTGAGTTAATAGCAACACTTCTAACAGTGTATGTGGTTCCGGTTTCCAACCACTGCTCACTAACTCGTAATTCGTTATTACTACCTGATGTTACCCATTGAATCTTTTCTCCAACTATTGTACCAGGAACAAATGCTGTGCCGTTCCATTCTAATATTTGTCCAGCGGTAATACCAGTGGTATCAACGTCGCTTAAACTACTGATAACATTATCTTCAAGAGCACCTAAACTTAGCCAGTCAGTACCATCATATCCTTCAAACAAGTTATTAGTACTGTTAAAACGTAACTCACCACCAGCCAAAGTTCCAGTACGCTGAGCAGTTGTGCCCACAGGAAGTTTTAAACTTCCAGTGATATCGAAGTTGATGTCACTAGTACTTGTGTTTACCTTGTTTAACTGATGATCTAAGTTAATTGCCATGTGTATTACCTTGTTTTATGTATTTATGCTCGACAGATCTTATGCTATAATAGCACCTTGGTTGGCTGTGTTTGCCCAACCATTTGTAGTGTATAACAGTGTTATATTATCATTAACATCACCAAGTGTAATTGTTGTTCCAGTTGCAAACGTAGTTGGGGTAATTGTTGCATCGCCACCATCCACAATTAATGAAATTATTTTCATCTGGCCCAGAACACCATCAGCTAGTGTGTATGCAGTTGCGGCTGTGGTGGTTATTTCAGTAATGTATGTTGTGATATCAATTGCACCAGCGGCTGTTAATTGATCCACTGTGCCTATAATTGCACCCATTGTTTTATTGGTTAATGTTTGTGTTCCTGTTGTAGTAACCACTGTTGCATCTACTCCAATATCACCTGTTGCACTGAGTGTTACTGGTGCAGTTGCACTTACTGCTACTGTTCCAGCGGCATCAGGAAAGATAATATCTCTGTCAGCGGTTACTGTGGTTGCTTGCAGTTTAACTTCAAAATCATCTGGGGATGTACCTTCAAAAATTAATTTAGTTCCTTGACTAATCCAAATATTATCAGTTGGGTATAGTGCAATATTAGCTGGTGCTTGTATTTGTAAATCTCCAGAAGTTGAACTTAAAATTCCATCTACATTTAAGTTTCCACTAATGTCACCATTACCATCTATATCTAAATTTCCTGTTGTTGTACTTAATGTACCATCTACTGTAAGATTTCCAGTAATGTCACCATTACCATCTAAATTTAGATCTTTACCGTATAATGTTCTCCACCGCTGTCCTGTGAGTCCTAAATCATAAGTGTTACTTACATCTGGAACAATATTACTTGTGATGTCTGCTGTAAATGTTATACTATCTGTATTAGCATCTCCAAAATTTTGGTCGCCGCCAACTGTTATGTTTCCTGTTAAGTTAACATTGCCAGTAACGTCTAGCCCTTGTTTAAAATATGTTGTCATGTCATTAACCTCTGTTACCAATATTTATCGATTCGCTCAAAGAAAAAGGAACCCAGGTTTCCCTGGGTTCCAATTATTGGTGTAAATTTTAAATTAACTAAAGTTAAGTGCGTTAGATGTAACAGCAATTTTGTTTAGATAATCAGCAGCATTACCAAGTGATGATGCTGTGTTGTTTAGTTCTACATAACCATAACGTGTCATGAAGCTAACAACTGGCTCGAATGAATCAGGATCAAGTACTGTTCCTGAGCTCATTAGTGGCACGTATGGGCAATAGAATGCAGCCGCATCTGATTCACTTGAACCTTTATAACCAACTAGTACGTCATCGTTGGCTGCGTATTGGTTTACATAAACTTTTACGCTGTTGTTTAATGTACCAACTAATTTAGTGTTTGTTGGTGCTTCAAACGGTCCTTCAGTTGTTCTTGCGAACGCTGAAGTTGTTGCTGATTGTAGTACTGTTAGTACTGTTGGGCTAACTACGACCCAGTTACCTGCGCCACGGCGTGTTCTTGCCGCAATGTCGTTTGCCGCTTTGTTGATTAGAACTGCAAGTGCTGCATGCTCGTCACCAACAAAAGTAGCTGTACCACTTACTGCGTTTTGTGCATAAGTTGCGCTTGCTGTACCAGCAAGTGTACTTAATGAACCGATGATTTCCTGGTCGATTTCTGCAGTAATCTCTTGAGCTAGTGCTGCCATGATTTCTGCTTCAACGTCTAGGCCGTGCATCGCTTGTGCATCTTGAGCTGCTTCGAAAGTCCAGCGAGCTGATAGCTTGCGTGATTTTGCTTCGACAGTTTGTTTCAAGATTTGGATGCTCATCTTTTTACCAGGAAGTCCTTCCTGAGTTGCAGTTGCATCTGCTTTGTTTGTTCCTGCGTTACCTGAGTAACCAGTTGCAATTGCAAATGGGCTTAATGCTTCATCACCAGCTACAGCTGAGTCAAAAGTTTCTGCATAACGCACACGTAGTGTGTGGATTTGTCCAACAGGGCCTGTCATAGGCTGGACACCAACTAATTCGTTGGCGATAACTGTTGGCATAACACGGCGGATCACTGGTAGGATAACTTTGTTAAGAGTAGCAACGTTCCCAGCCATAGTAGCACCAGCTGTTGCACTTTCAGAAAGTGAACGCTTTGTGTTTTCTAGTACTGTTTCCATTACTGCTTTTTTGTTACCTGCCAAGCCGTCTGTAAGGGCGTCTTTGGTAGCTGACCAATTTTCAAATAGGTTTGCCATAATAGTATCTCCTTAATTAATACCGGCTAACTTTTTCAAGTTAATAATTTCGGCAGATCCAGTCTCTGACTGACGTTTCGCTTTATCACCAGTTACCACTTTAGTGTTTTCGGTGAGCTTTGCCTTTTCTTTTATAGAAACTTTAGCATCTTCTTTCAATACATTTGGAAGATACTTGTTGAACGCATCACGTAACTTGTCAGTTTTCACTGATTCTAGTAATGCCCCCATAATTTCCTTGTGGTCCTTACTTAGAGGTGCCATCATTTCGTTCATTACGGCTTTACGGTCTGTAAGATCTTTTGCAATCTTAGCATCACGCTTGGCCTCCATGATGGATACATCTTTAGTAGTAAGTTCCTGCTTCGCCTCATCTAACTGTTGACCTAAGTCAACAAGTGAACGATTTAGTTTAGCAACTTGTGTGCCTTCTGCTAGTGTACTTGTCATAAATTCTGCAGCAAATGTTTCGAAGATTTGACGTCCAAAGTTATTTTCTTTAGCAGTCTGTATATCTTCTTTAAGTGTTGAAAGTTCTCCTTTGAGTGTATTCTCAATGATATTTTCAACTTTTGTTGCAGCTTTTTTAACAAAGTTAGCACGAGCTTCAGCAATTACTTTCTTGCCTTCGGTTACCATTCTGACTTTTTGTTCAACAAGTGAACGTTTGTCGTCATGGAATTCGTTTAGCTCTTTAGTTAGCTGGCCGAGTACAAACTCTTCCAATTTACCAAAGTTTTGCTTCTGTGCTTCACGATCCTCTTTGAGTTCTGTGATTTCTGTTTTAAGAGTAGACATAATGAATGTGTCCAGCAACTTAGCATGTTCCTTGACTGCTTTTTTATAAGCAACACGGTCTTGTGCTAGTTTAGCCTTGTCTTCTGCAAATTCATTTAATTCTGTCTTAATGGTATCATTTAGCATTACATCCATTGCTTCTACGATCTGCGTTTTGTCATTTTCATAACGTCCTGCAAATTCTTCACGTAGTTCAGCAGTGATATTCTCACGTGCTTCCGCAATTTGTGCTTCCCATGCTTCGCTAATACCTTGTTTCACGTCCTCACTGAGTACCTCAGAGCCGAGAATTTTTTCAATTTCTTGAGTCATTTTCAATCTCTCCCTAGGTCTTTGATGAAGTTGATTACCTCACTTCGGAGGTATCTTTGCGCTTGATTGTCATGCTTTACCGCATTTGCAACGTCCCAAATTGTATTGCCACGTCTGTGGTTCATAATTTGTTCATAAATTGGATCTGGATATGCATCTGGTGCACTTGGATTCGCTACAATATCTACTGTAATGATTTCAAAGTCCGATACATTTCCACTTCCGTCAACGTTGCCACTGCCTCTTGAGCTGACACCTAGTCTTACGCCACTTTCTAGTAACGTTTTACAAATATTACCCATGGGAGTGGGTAACATCTTTAGTTTACCGATTCCGTCATTTCCCTTCATACTCATGTTAGTAATCATATGACTAACACGATCCAGGTTTATGTTTAAATCGTCGGGGTGATCTGCTTCACCTAATACGGTATTTCCGCCTTTGATCTTCTCTTGCAATGAATTCACTGCATTTGAAATCTCATTTACGGGATATACACGCTGATTTTGGTTCTTCACACCACCCTGAATAAAAATTCCTTCCATGTATAAGCTCTTATTACCATTCTCTTCAACAGATTCGGTAGTAATAGCTGCTACGTTAGGTTGTACAATTTCTCTCAGTGGTGTAAACATAATCAATTACCCCTTAACCGCACGTGGTTCGCCGGCCTCTTGTGGTCCGTCTACACCCATTGGTTTAGCGGCAGGAGCACTACCACCAGTTTCTTCCGAGTCTCCAGCGATGTCGATTGGCTTACCGTTGCCAAGTGTTTTATCACCTGGGCCTGTTGGTGAACCAGTACTGTCGGAACCGTCAGTGTGTGATACACTTACAGCCTTCATATCAGCGCCTTCTTCTAACTCTTCTGAGTCTGCATCGTCTGATTCAAAAGCCATTTCTTCAACTTCTTCTTCAGCATCCATATCCATTTCTGGTGCTTCATCAGCTGGTTCATCGTCGTCACCAGTTAATTCTGCAAATGCAGCTTTTAGTTCTTCTAGAGCATCTTCTACGTTCATCATGGCTTCTTCTGCATCTGGTGCATTGTCTTCCATGTCGTCTCCGCCC